CAAATACATACATACAAAACATGGTTTCTGATGGCGATATTTATTTATCAGGTAGTGATGGTGGTTCTAATATAAATGCTTTAGTTATTGATATGTCAGATGCTGGTTCTGCTTACTTTAATAATAAGGTTGGAATTGGTGTAACTGCTCCGACAGGAATACTATCAATACCAGCAACAGATACAACCTCAAAACCACAAATAAGGTTTATGTCAACTGGAGCAACAGACTTAGCAGATGCAGCTCTTTCAACAACAGATGATAGTGGTGGCACAAATCTTCTAATTGGCTCTAATCAGTTTTATTCTAATGGTAGCATTACTCGTTTCACAACAGATAGAAGCGGATCAGCTATTGATTTTGGTTATACAGGTAATATGAAATTTTTTACAGGTTCAGGTAGCTCTGCACCAACTGAAAAAATGCGTATTGATAGTACAGGAAACGTAGGTATAGGAGAGACTTCGCCTTCAGCGCCTTTAGATATTGCTGCTACTTCATCAGGTATAGAATTACAAACTACAGACAATACTTCTTATGGCTATTTGAATTTTGGCGATCCTCAAGATAATAATATAGGTCAAATACTTTATGACCATGGCTCAAACTATATGAGGTTTCAAGTAAATAATGCTGAAAGAGTTAGGATAGATTCTTCAGGAAACGTTGGTATAGGAACAACCCCAACTTATCCGCTTCATGTGAAAAACGATGGAGACTGTACATTTGCTATTACAGCAAGTACTTCTACTGTTGCTGCAATAAATTTTGGTGATACTGATGCACTTCATCAAGGAAAAGTCGCCTACAATAATAATGGAGATTATCTCTATTTTAGTACAAATGGATATGCAAATGAAAGAATGCGTATTGATTCTTCAGGAAACGCTACCTTCCATGGCGATATAATAGCTAACAAGCATTTGCGTTTATATACAACAGATGACCAAGCACAACAATGGTATGTCTATACGCATACAGATGATAAGTTCCGAATTAACTATAATGGTTCGGGAGCAGATGCTTTAGTTATTGATACGAATGAAGACTCTACATTTAATGGCGATGTGAACGTATTTGGAGCTAACAGAAAATTAGCAGTAGGCGAAAGTGGTAGCGGAGGTACGTTTGGGTTCGTGGGATGGGATGATGCGTCAAACTATCTTTATATGGGTAATTCATACGACTCTGCGTTCAATAAAGATATTGTCATTAAGAGCGATGGCAACGTGGGTATCGGGGGAGTCACAGCACCTTATTTTCCCTTGCATATCCAAGGAGATAATATTGCCAACGGGTCAGCTAAAACCACAGCGATGTTGTTTGATACATCTTCTGCAACCACAGGAACGGGTGGTGGTTTAGCTCTTGGTGGGTTTTCAAATGGTACTGGTGGAGACATATATCACTTTGGAAACATTCAAGGAATAAAAGAAAATTCAACGGCGGGAAATTATGCAAGCGCCATGACGTTTGCAACTCGTGCTAATGGTGCTACACCGACAGAAAAAATGAGGATTTTGTCAACAGGGCAGATCACCACTGGGGGGTTAACTTCAACTACTGGTGCATTGCACCTTTATAGCGATAATTCATGGTCAGGCATTTTGATTTTGCAAACTCAAGCAACAGCTAATGCGACAGCCCAAATCGCATTTATGTCGCGTGACAGCAGTAATGTTAATGACGATGCCTATATAAAATACAACAATAGTGGTGGTGCAACTACAAACCAATTAGATTTTCTACCAAGTAACAACAGAACATTTAGTGTGTCTAATCATGGCTCTACACACTATGGTGATGAAAGTAGTACTAATGGAATAGGGAAGTTCATAGGTAGCGTTGCCCCACACGGGACAGGCAACAGGTATATACATATCCAAATTAGTACCACCTATAATGAAATGGCACATATCAAAATTCTTGGTTACTCCTATACAAGTGCGACGCTTGAAGGTATGGCGTGTTTTTATTTTTATGACAACGCAAACAGAACCACACTATATGATGGTAGATATTCAGGAAGCGTGGTCGGTGGATATTGTAACAGCTCCAATAATTACGCTGAAATAGTGATAGATACGTTAGCAACTGGAACGGGTAACAGATGGGGAAGCATAAGCGTTTATGGAGGGCAAGATAAAATTAATACGTATCACCATACAGAGATAGTGCAAGTCGCCTATAGCGGTGCTAACTCTAGGCAGTTTACGTAGGAGGTATATATGGCTGAATGGATTAAAAGAACAAAAGAAGACGGGACAACAGTTCTTATAAACCCAAATTTTGTAGATATCGTTGACGGTAAAGTTGAACCGCCAGAACCTGCAGGAAAATCAAATGGACTGACAGAAGGCGTAACAGCACCAAAACCCACTGCTACAGAATATGCGAAACAAGAAAAACGAGTAAAAGCTCACGCTGCTCAAAGGTATCTGTCAGAAACAGATTGGTATGTTTACAGAAAAGCAGAAACAGGAAAAGAAATACCAAGTGATATACTAGATGCAAGAGCTAAAGCAAGAACAGATGCAGACTTTAAAGGTTAATTATGGCAACAACAAAAGTACAAAGTGAGTTAATAGTAGATGACGTAGCCTTAGCGGGTAACCCTACCACTTCAACTCAATCGGCAGGTAACAATACCACACGTATTGCGACCACGGCTTTTGTTACGACCGCAGTAAATAACCTTATAGATTCAGCTCCAGGGACCATGGATACTCTAAACGAGATTGCCGCGGCCCTTAATGATGACCCGTCGTTTACAACCACAGTTAATAATGCGATAGCCACAAAGCTACCGCTAGCAGGCGGTACTTTGACAGGAGATTTAACTATTCCTGATAAAATTATCCATGCAGGAGATACAGATACTTATTTACAGTTTAATGCGGCTAACACTTTTAGAATTGTAGCAGGAGATGACGAAAGATTTAGAGTAGCAACAAGCGAAGTAGTAGTTAATGAGACAGGATTAGATGTAGACTTCAGAGTTGAATCAGACGGCAACACTAATATGCTTACTGTTGATGCTGGTAATAATAGGGTTGGTATAGCAACTGCGAGTCCTTCTACTCCGCTTCATGTAATTTATGTTGGCAACCCAAATGGTGGTAACAGAAATACTGTTGAAGATGTATTAACACTAGAAGCAACTGGATATTATCCATATACAGGTTACGGAGTCGGTATAAATTTTCAAGGTGAAGATTACGGAAATACCGCAATCCGTGATTATGGAAAAATACAAGCGGTTATGGAAGGTAATGCTGACCAAAATGCTTCAGGTGACCCAAGTTTCACATCACAACTAGGGTTTTGGACAAATTCTGGTGGAGCTTCTAACACTGTATCAACACAAAAAATGACTATTAAGGCTGATGGCAAAGTTGGCATAGGAACTACGAGTCCAGCTAGTTTATTACATATAAATGGGTCAGGCGATGCAATAAGAGTTGAATCAACAAATGCAGGTGCAGGTGGGGCTCAAGTAGATTTACTGCATTTCACAGCTTCTCCTGCCGATGATGATGTTCATGGTGTAATTAATTTTGGTGGATATTACTCAGGGACAACTTCAGCTTATGGGTCATCAATACAAAGCACTTGGACAGACGTAAGTGCAAAAGAAGCAAAATTAGGATTTTATACAAGAGATGATTCCGACTGGGCTGCGAGAATGACCATTGACCATGATGGAAATGTTGGTATAGGAGAAACTGCACCTACAAATCTACTTCATGTAAAAGTTAGTGATGTTGGCATAAACCCTCATTCTTCTGCACAACTTGTTTTGGAAAGATCCGGAACTAATTATTTACAATTCTTAACTGCTGCAGATGGAACATCAGGAATATTATTTGGTGATACTAACGATTATGATACCGGTAAAATTGTCTATGATCATAATATACCTGCTATGCAATTCGTTACTGAAAACCAAGAAAGAATGAGAATTGATTCTACTGGACGTGTAGGCATAAACAGAACACCTGCAATAACTAACGCAAAATTAGAAGTAGGAGGAGCAGATAACGTACCTCTCATAAATGTAGAAGCTAGTGGCGCAACAGCAGGTGTAGGTATCGGTAGTAGTAGAATGAAGTTTTACTATGGAACTGCCGAAAAAGCATCTATAGATAGCAGTGGTAATCTAAGAACTGCTAGACAAGTAATACAAGAAAACTCAGACGGAACTCCTAGATTTATAAACATACCTTTCTCATCAGCAGGTAGTGGGTTTGCTTTTAATTGGGATGATTTAGCTAATCACTCTGCTGTTGGGGACCAATCATCAGAAACAAACGCTTTCATGTTTGAGGTAAATGTTACTAGCTATCTTTTTAGACACGTAAAAGCCTTAATAATAGTTGATACAAACGCTGATAACTCAATATCAGTAGTCACTTTGAGTAATTCTACTTTAACATGCTCAGCATCAATTCCGACAGGAAGTGAGCAAATTACAATAACAATTGGTGGCTTATGGAGTAATGCAGTTAATTATATGGGGCGTATAACAACGTTCTAGGAGGTAAATATGATTTCAGATATATTAATAATGACAAGCTATCAATATCCACAGGATGTACCGGCAGAAGAATTAACGAGAAGGTTAAGAGAAATTAGAGACGCAGAATTAAAAGCAACTGATTTTTGGGGTTTATCAGACCGTACAATGACAGACAAGCAAAAAACATACAGGCAGGAGTTAAGAGATTGTATAGCAACAATTAAGCCTGAAATTGATAAGGATGGTTTTCTTGTAATGACAGACTTTCCTACATACAAAGAGTAATTTATGGCAAACACAAAGATAACCAGTAACGTAATATCAGATGACATCGCATTAGGTGGGAATCCTACTACGACTACGCAATCCGCCGGTAATGACACCACAAGGATCGCTACTACTGCCTTTGTAAAAGCAGCCATTGACGCTACGATTGACTCCGCCCCTGGAGCGTTGGACACCCTTAATGAACTAGCCGCAGCGATCGGGGACGACGCTAACTTCTCTACGACCATTACTAACTCTATTGCTACTAAGTTGCCACTAGCAGGTGGGACTATGACTGGTGATCTCACGATGGGATTAAACCAGATTATCTTTAACAACAATAGTCAGGCTATACAAATAAAAGATGCAGCAGGAACAGCATCTTATGTTCTTTATCAAGATAACGCAGATACATTAATATTGGGTAACGGAACAAATGTAGAAAAGATAAGGCTTGATACAGGTGGAAATGAGGGGGCATTAGTAATTGATACCGATGGAAAAGTTGGTATAGGTGATACAGCACCAAATGATAAATTACAAGTAGTAGGCACAATAACTTCCCAACATAATATAGTTTCAAACTCTACTTATGATCTATTCGCTGCTAGAAGTAATAGAACCTCAGATGATTATGGTGGTTTAGATAAACAATATCTAAAAATGTATCTTGCTACACCAGGTTCAGGTACGACAGGCGAAAATTCAGCTCATGCATTTGGAGATTTAAGGCTCGCGTTTACTGACGGTGCTGATACTACATTAGACGATAGGTTCACATTTAGATATAACGGAAATTTTGGCGTGGGAACTACAAATCCTGCTGCAACCATTCATAGTCATGCTGCAAGCCCTCAACTTAGATTAACTTCAAGTGCAGATAGTAATACTCCATTAGCACAAATTGGTTATGCTGGCGGGAGTGGTTATTTCTTACGACTAGGAGATGCTGCTAATAATGAAGATATCATGTTTAGAACTTATGGAGATAGTTTTATTCAAGGAGGTTCTTTACACATCGGGTCTAACGATTCAATTGCAAGCTCAGCAGAAGTATTTTCAGTTTATAACGCAAGTACAGGCCATACGAGGCTAAAAAATTCTTCTGATTCTTACGGCACACTCTATTTAGAAA